ATTACCGAACGAGTTATCTCTTGACTCAAGAGGTAGCTTGTATTGTTCTTGCTGTTCTTTAAAAAACCTTTTTGCTTTAGCAATAATTTTTTTCTTTGCTAACCGAGCCTTCTTAATTACTGAATCGTCATCTACTTCCTCATCATAAACATAATCTTCCATTATGGAATCAATGTCTTCAGGATCTAAACCTTCCTCTGTAATTGTCAAATACTCTTTTACCAAAGAGTCAGGATTAGCATTTGAGTAATCTTTTTGTAATTTTACAAAATCTTCTATACTTCTTCCTGTTTCTTTTTTATATTTAAAGTAAGCTGCAATATCTTCGGGCATTTCTGGTGCCTCTTGTCTTGCATTAATCAATTCATCTATAGAATTAATCTCCTTACCATATCTATTTCCAATAAATGTAAGAACGTCTTCTTCTGATAATTCAGGTGAAGTTATTTCTTTACTTACTATATCTTTTGTCTCTTCAGTAGTTTCCTCAATATCTTTAGCTTCTGAAGTTTCTTCTGACTTTTTTTCTTTTGTGTCGTCAAACTTTAATTCTTGCTGTGCATCATGCTTATTTAAAAGTTCTTGCTCAACTTCTTGTACTGATTTTTCTTCAACATCAGTTAGTTCACGTACTTTAATTTCCATTTGATTTAGATTTGATTTTATTAGTTACAAAGTTATATAAAATATATATACGTTTTAAGCCTATTATCTAGGTTCAAACTCAGCTAAATCAAAACCATCTAAACTATCTTCATTAGACTCAAAATTTTGAGGCGGTAGATTGTTTTTTCTTTGTGTTATTAATTTAGACTGCTCTGTATTTTGCTGACTTATTCTTTCGCTCTTGCTTTTTTCTCTCGATTCTTCTCTTTCAGAAAGAGCCATACCATCCATCCCACGTAACTGCAAGTTATAATTAAACTCTTGTTGCATCAGTTGACTTTTTAATTGAGCCTCAGATTTATTGCGTTCAATTTCTAGCTGAATTTCTCCTTGCTTATATTTTAGTTTGGCTTGAGTTTCTAGTTCTATTGTTTGCATCGCTACTTGAGCGGCCATTTCCTGTGACTTAAGCTGTTGTTGAGCCATCATAGACTGTTTCTGCATTTCCCTCTTTTCGTCTTGCTCTTGTTTTGATTTACGCTTAACTTTTAATAATTGATTTGCAAGCTTAAGATTTTTAATTTCTCTAATATCTATAGCATCTTCTAAATTAATATCTCCTTTAGACAAAGCCATCTGTATGTTTTGTTCTAACATAGCCTTTTGCTCCTCGTCTGGTGATAGCTCTATAAATACTCCAAAGTCATAAATGTATAATTGTGATATTTCACCTAGTATACTCACATTATACTTACCTATTTTATTAATAAAGTCTTCTTTAAAATCGGCATACTCTAAAATATCAGCCACCCTATACGTTAACGCTTCAGCTAACGTTCGATATATGTAAAGACTTCCGTCTAATATATGTCGGGTAGCTGTATTTGAGCTTAAAGCTGCTAACTTCTGTACACCAACTAACGCGTCTGAATTAGGTGTTGAACCATCTCTAGCTTCATTTAATCCTGTAACCGAACGAATCATGTCTAGGTAATGATTGTAATTGGCAATAAGCATTTGTGTTTTAGAGGCTCCTGAATTGCTAGTTAGCTGTTGTATCGGAACTCTTCCTTGATTATATTCACCTTCTTGAGTGTAACTACGCCCTATAACACTACCTGTTTGAAAGTATAAACGCAAAGCATCCTCGGGATTGTAAGCCGCCCCAGTCCCTAAATCAACTTCATTTAATCCATCGGCATCTATATAAACTCCGTCAGGTACAACTCTAGCTATTACTTGTTGAAGCTTTAAATGAGTCATTTGTATTAGATCAGCAAATGGTATCATACGTCTAACTAAAGATTCTATAACACCCTTATACATTCTTGGTGCTGATGCCACATAATTAGGCATCGCGTGTTGTGATGAAGATTTAGGTCTAACCATATTCTTAGCAAGTTCCCACTTTAGTATAATGTTTGTACCCATAACCATTACACCATCATACCATACATCAATAGTTTTTTCAATTTTTTCGAAGTTTCCTTCTTCAAGCATTTCTTCTGGAGGATTAAAAGTGTCATCTTTCTCAATCATTTTAGAAGAACCTCCTTCATTTATTTTTTTCTTATATACCATTTTTTTTGTAGTCTTATAGTTGAAGTACATAAGAGTACAAGTGTCACGATAAAATATATCATTTTCAGCGTATTGTGCTGTATTAAAATAATCAAACCAACTTTGGCTATATTGAGATATTTTCTCTAAATCATCTTTGTCAAGTGATGGATCAATTTTAACTAATTCACCTAGAGATACTGTTTTGATTTCTCCCCAATAAAAACAATCTTTAAAATATGGATCTTCAGTATAACTGTAAACAACATTTGCAGGGTCTACATAAGATATTTCTACACCTGAGCCTAGTAAAAATTCATGTTTAGCCATACCAACCCCAATGACCATTTGATCATAGTCTATTCTTTTTCTAGTATCCTCATAATGATTTTCAGCAAACATAGTGTCGATTGCTTCTTCTTCCGCAATCTCTATTGCAGGTTTATAATTAAGATTCATATAAAGAGAAAGCTCTTCATCACCAGCAGGTAATTCATCAGGATTCATAATGAAAGGATCAAATCCTGTGTTTGTTTGAACTGTTGTTAAAATATCTTTAGCGGCCATTTGACCTTCTATCATATTTTGATACTTACTTCTTTTAGCTTGTGATAAAGCATCTTGAGCGTAGGCTTTAACTTTAAATATGCGATTTTGCATTCCGTTTACAACCACATCAACAAACTTGGGAAGTATTGGTACAGGAGTCCAATCAAGATTTAAATAAGACAAATCTCCATCTACCGCTAACTCGTTTTTATATTTAGCTATAGATTGCTCTCCTCTTGCATAAAGTCTTAATCTATTAAAATCTCTCCATTGGCTATAGTATCTACAACCATTTGAGTCTTTTCTAAACCATTCATATTGTATTGCTTGTCCTATCTGTAATCCAAATTCCTTGGTTGCTTTTTCTGAGTCTGATACAAACTGACTTGGAAAACCTACAGATGAAATATTTATCGTTACGTCTTTCATCTATTTGATTAATTCACTATAATTACCGCTGTTAGCATATCTCGCAAAGTTAAGATTTATTTTGCTTTGTTTTTGCTCAGGTAAATATAGGTTTTTTTGATTTGCCATTATTGCCAACCCAGAGCTTATACTAGCATCAAACTTAGTTCTATTGTTAATATCAAACCTTGCCCATTCATCTAAAGACCTAGTAAAATACATGGTTCCTATTTCAGATGAATCTCTATACGCTCCAGACAAATCCATGCCTATATGCTTTTCAATATAAGACTCTATAGCTGAAGCGTGAGATTGTTTTACATCTTCTGATGTATTAGGAATTCCTCCTAATTCTTTTTCAGTCTTTGAAAGTTTATTAAAATGTTTATCAGGTCTATTCATACAGAACCCACGATAACCTCTATTTTTAAAATGATATAAAAGCCTAGGTTTATTGTTCTCTATAAGTATAGGCATGCTAAAAAATATACAAGCCATTAAAACTTCTTCAAAAAATATTTCTGCTGTTTGTGGTCTAGCCACATACTCTAAAAAAAATTCATTGCTTGGAGCCTCTTCCATATTAAATTTAGTCAATCCATGAAGAGCTCCATTAGATCCGCGCCCTGATACTGTCCCTGATATATCATATGAGTCACATCCAAATGCTCCTATATGTTCATTTAAAGGACTATAAGATCCGTTCTTTTTCTGTTTTAGATTTGTTATATTTTTATTAGGCATCCACGATACTCTAAAACGCCCTTTCTTGTCAGGAGAAAATATAACTTTGGTATCCTTTACTCCATCTTGCCAATAGAACTTTCCTCTTGTAACGTGCTGCTCTATTATTAAAGAATCATTGTAATCAATTTGTTGATATATTTTAGTTAGATTAAATAATGAAGACTTACTTTCATCTCTAAAAGCATGTGATTCTGTTCTAGGAAATTGTCGGTAAAATTCATTTAATGCATCAGCATCAGATTTTAAAGAATCAACTTCAGCTTGCCAGTAGTCTATTGCTCCATTAATAATCATTTCATCATCTACTCCTAATATTTTTTTCTCTGGCTTATAAAAAACTGGCAAGCCATGTTTATCTATAAAGCCTTCCATGTTCCACTCCATAGGAACAAATAAAGAATACATTCCACTTTTAGTTTGACCATTACTATTACGAGTTAACACATTAGAGTCTTCGTAAAGTTTTTTAAAGTTATCTCCTCCTTTACTTAAGGCATTGGATGTTGAGCCCATCATACACTTACCTATTATCTTACTACCTAATCTTAAACATGTTTTAGTAACTCTCCAATTATTTAATATATTATTAGGCTTTATCCATTTACCACTTTCATCATGTACTAATAGCAAAAGTTTTTCACCATCATAGGAGTTTTCATCTGTATTTTTCCAGTCAATAGTTGTATCTAAACCATAAAGTTCATCGTCAACATTATCATACATGTTCTTTTTAGTAATCTTAGAGGCAGGTATACGAAATGCTAATTCTGTTTTTGGCTTATCCATACCATCTTGAATAGGTTTAAAAAAGAATGGTAACCTATTAGCGATAGGAACAACTTTATCGGTAAACATTTTCTTAGCATCTGACCCAGTCTTAGATAGTATGCCTACCCTAGAGTCTTTCACTAATGTCCCGGTATTAACACATTCTGACGATCCCATAAATGAGAATCCTGATCTTCTTATTTTTAAATAAACTAAACCGAAACATCTATTGTCAGCCTTACAAGCTTCCCAATAAATAAAAAATATTCTATTCGCTTCTCTAAAATCTGGATAACCTACATCAATACTAGTCCACTGTAAATACATATAGTGAGATCCTGTCATGTAAATAGGTTTACCGTTATTATAAAACCAATATCCATAATCCCTTCGATCAAACTCTGACTCTATGTAATCAACCCATTTATTTTTAAATACACTAGCCATTTCATTCCACTGAAAAATAGAAAAAATTCTATTTAACTCTTTAGGAAGATTATCGCGTTCCCAATATTGATCTTTCTGGTTTTCCGATCTCTTGTTTATTTTTTCTGGAGCCAAGGGCAATGCTATAATTAATCCATTAATATTTATAATGTCTCCTATTTGACCTGACTTAGATATAATAACCATGTCATACCTTTCGCTATAACCATATACCCATGTTTTAGATTTATTTTTATTTGTAAAAACATTTTTTGGAACAAGATTTTTTACAACATAGAATAATCTATTTTGATCGTCTTTCAGCGAACCCTTGTTTTGTTTGAACTTTGTTTCCATTAACTTGATTATTTGTTAAGTTTTCTTGCTCTGTATCAATTTTATTTAATATATCAAAAGCATCAAATATTGCAAGTTTTTTTGTTGCTGCTGCATTTTTTAATCTATCTGCTGCAAGCTCATCTTGTGGATCATGTTTTATTATATCCTCCTTTGCAACTTTTATTAATTGCTCAACAGCTTTTTTACCTGCTTGAATAATTTGTAGTTTTAATAAATCTGAACTCATATTAAATTCTTATTATAATATTCTTTTTTAAAGGTGTGATTTCTATAATTGACCAATATTTCTTCTCCTATTTTTATTTTTTTGTAAGCTACTGTAATCATGTCAGAACTATTTTTTATAGCTAAAAATTTAGCATTATATTCAGGACTATGATTTGTGTATCTTCCTAAATAAGTTCTTTCATTATTACTTAAAGCATATCCAATAACTTCATTTTTTTGTACTTCTCGATTAATAAATAAACCTTTTCCATGTATATCAGAATTTTTTAACGTATAACATTTGTTTCCATCGTCCTTTACATTACCAGCTTTATTTTTAAATTCCGCACTATTTAAATTTTTATTTAATAAAGTTTCATCTATGTTATATTCTTTTAACATATCCTTCCAATCTTCATTTGCTTTTGCAGTGGCATTTATCATATCATCATTGTTATTTGATGATCAAACATTCTATATAGCTTCTCACCATCTACTTCAAATTCATACTCACTATCTGGTTTAAAAACTATTTTTTGTCCACGCTCTACTCCCTTAGATAATAAATATTTATTTGGATAAGCCATCTCTCCCATAAGAGGCTCTTCATTTCCTCTTTTAAATATAGAAGACTCTTGTTTTTGTATAGGTTTAACAAAACAATAACGGTCATGGCTATGCCACTCGCCATCTTGATTGTACATATAGAATTGATCATTGTCTATAAAAAACAAATCATCTTTAAAATAACTTTTACCACTCTGCTGCCTACCCTTCATGTCATTATAAAACTTAAACACATTGTGATGTACCAACAGAGTATCATCTATTTTAATAGGTCCATTGTAATTAAGAGGTAACTCTTGTACTATTCCTTTTCTGTTTGAAAACTTATAGTCTTCTTCTGAGGAACTCGTTATAACATCTAAACCTCCTATATTTTTTGTGTTATTATATCGCTTTCCTTCTAAAGGTTTAACGATAAAGTAAAAAGGAGATCTCATTAAAAATTAATGTTATACTCTATTGACACGGGCATCTTAGAGCCAAACTCTTTCCATAACAATATCTCGTCACTTCTTTGAATCCATATTTTAAAAGAGTTATTTCCAGGGTCGTGTTGTATGAGATGTATAAAATACTGACCGTTTAAAATTTCCTGACCCACTAAGTAGTGCATCGCTCCAGACTTAAAATCTGGTCCAACAGAAATTTTCCTTATATCCATTT